GAGAAAAGAAAGCTGGAGGAGGGACTCTTCTTAAACAAACTGTAAAGAAAGTCACTAAAAAAATAAAAGCAAAAAAAGACACTGAATCAGTAAGAGATGTAAGGGCTGAAGGTGGACGAAGTACAAAAATAAGTAAAAGAGGTCCTGTGTATAATAAAAATACAGGCAGGAAAATCATAAGATAATGTCCACGCGTCTTAAAACAAAATTCAAAAACAACAAACAAGGCTGGACATCTAAATTAGAAACACCTAGAGGGGTTAATACTCCTTATATAGGTAGTTATATGAACAGTAAATTAGGGGATGTTAAAGTCTCCAACAAGAGTTTAGAAACATTTTACGGAGATAAAATAAAGCCATAAGAAAGGATTAATGGATCTAGAAAGCACTATTGTACAACTTAATCGATTTATAACCCAGCGTCTTCAGACCTTGTCTTTATCTGTTACGTCAGGAGGTATTGACAATATGGAGAAATACAACTATATCATAGGACAGATAAATGCCTTAGAGGCAACAAGACAGGAACTCTCTAGCCTGCTAGAAAAACAGGAGCAAAAAAATGAAGGAACAGTCATCGACACAACCGATCCCAAAAAATAAACCAGCATTAGAAGAAAAATATAAAAGGCAAGAAGAGAACCTTCCTCAACCAACAGGTTGGCGGCTTTTAGTTTTACCTTTCAAGATGAAAGATAAAACCAAAGGTGGACTAGTGTTAGCGGATTCTACACTTGAGAAACAACAAGTAGCTTCGCAATGCGGTCTAATTTTGGCAATGGGTCCACAATGCTACAAGGACAAGGAACGATATCCTGAAGGTCCGTGGTGCAAGGTGGGGGAATGGGTAATGTTTGCCCGATATGCTGGATCCAGAATTAAGATTGAAGGTGGGGAAATACGTCTGCTAAATGACGATGAAATTTTAGCAACCATCAAGAGTCCAGAAGATCTCTTGCATGAATTTTAACCATAGGAGGAAACTATGCCCGAAGAAGAACAGAAGAAACCAAGCGAGAAAGAGGTAGATATCGATACATCTGGCCCAGCGGTCGATGTAGACGTACCCGAACCCAAAGATGAATCTGTCATAGAAACGAAAGAGACAGAAAAGGAACCAGTAGCCAAGGAAGAAGAAACAGAAACCGTTAAAGAAATTAAAAAAGAACAAAAACAAGACGACGAACAACTTGAAGAATATAGCAAGGGTGTTCAGTCTCGTATTGCAAAACTTACTCGTAAGATGCGCGAAGCTGAAAGACAGCGGGATGCAGCTACGGAGTATGCAAGAGCGGCTGAAACAAGTCGACAAACGTTGGAAAAACGTTTTGTTAGAGCAGACTCTGAATATATTAAAAAGTTTGAGTCAAGCATCAAAGAAGGAATGGATTCGGCCCAAAAAGCTTTGGCCGTAGCCATTGAATCTGGTGATGCTAAAGCACAAGTCGAAGCGAATAAAAAGATCGCTACTTTAGCGTTTGATAATGCTAAATTAGAACAAAGCAAAGAAGTACGTGCGGAAGAAGCACCAGTTACACCTGGTGATGTGAGAGAACCTCAACAACCTTCTTCTCAAGTACCTCCTGCTGATCCACAAGCTGAAGCTTGGGCTGGAAGAAACACATGGTTCGGTCAAGATCGAGCTATGACGTTTACTGCGTTCGAAATTCATAAAGATTTAGTGGACAAAGAAGGTTTTGACCCTAAATCCGATGAATATTATGCTGAAGTAGATAAAAGAATTCGTGTTGACTTTCCGCATAAATTTGGTACAAGTGATAATAAATATTCGACCACGCCCGTTCAGACGGTCGCTTCTGCAAAAAGAAGCGTGAAGCCTGGTCGCAAAACTGTGAGACTCACTTCCTCTCAGGTCGCTATTGCGAAAAAATTAGGAGTGCCACTCGAAGACTACGCAAAACAACTAAAAAACACGAAGGGAGCGTAATATGAAAAAAGAAGACAAAACACCTCGTGCGAACCAAACACGGTCCAAATCTGAAAGACCAAAAGTGTGGGTTCCTCCATCATCTCTAGATGCACCTCCTGCGCCTGAAGGATTCAGGTACAGATGGATTAGAGCTGAAACTGTTGGGTTTCAAGATACGAAAAACATATCTGGACGTTTAAGAGAAGGATATGAATTAGTTCGTGCCGAAGAAGTCAAAAATAGTTCAGACTATCCCGTTCTTGAAGAAGGACGATACAAGGGGGTAATAGGGGTCGGTGGCCTTTTGCTTGCAAAGGTACCAGAAGAGATTGCGAAGCAACGTGAAGACTACATGCGACAACAGCATGAAGCTCGAAGCGAAGCAGTAGAACACGATCTTTTGAAGGAGCAGGATAAGAGGATGCCTATCAATATTGAAAGGCAATCTCGTGTAACCTTCGGTGGTACAAAGAAGACCTAGTTTTCTCGGGATAACAACCAATTCCCTATCATCGATTTAATCAACCGTTTACAGGTAAAACTGTAAACATAGGAGTAACAAACTATGGCAAATAGTAATACGCAAGGTTTTGGACTTATTGCGGCAGGAACGTTAGGTTCCACGCCGTCCACACAAGGACAAGGTAAGTACTTTATCGATGCAAATTACAGCGACACTATATATAGTGGTGGGCAAGTTAGTTCCTCAGCAGGATATGTCACTGAAGGTCAACAGACCGCAGACAATCCTACTTTGGGAGTACTAAATGGAATCTTCTACAATGCGGCTACAACTTTGAAGCCGACATGGTCGAATCATTATGTACAAGTAACCCCTGCGAATTCAGAAGACATAACTGCTTTCGTATACGATAACCCACAACAATTGTATGTAGTATCAACTGACGACACGCTCGCACAAGCTGGATATTTAGAAACGTATGACATGAATGCCTCTGCTGGTAGTACAACTACTGGTAAGTCTTCAGCTACTTTAGATATCGACGATACAAGTGCGGACGCAGCCACATGGCGATTGTTAAGAACAGCAGAAGATCCGTCAAATTCGGATTTGACTGCTGCTTACACATCCGTAGTAGTTGTTCCAAACCTGATTGAATTACAATCATAATAAATAGGAGTATATAGAAAATGGCAATATCAAGAGCACAACTAGTTAAAGAACTAGAGCCAGGCCTAAATGCACTATTTGGTCTGGAATACAAACGGTATGAAAATCAACATGCTGAAATATACGTTCAAGAATCTTCTGACAGAGCTTTCGAAGAGGAAGTTATGTTATCAGGATTTGCGAACGCCGATGTAAAAGCGGAAGGGCAAGGCATATCATATGACGAAGCTCAAGAAACTTTTACAGCACGTTACACTAATGAGACAATCGCTCTAGCATTTGCGATAACAGAAGAAGCTATCGAAGATAACCTCTACGATAGAATCGCTTCTCGTTATACAAAAGCTTTAGCAAGATCTATGTCGAATGCGAAACAAGTAAAAGCAGTCAGTCCATTAATTAATGGATATGGCACTTTTAAATCAGGCGACGCTGTCGTTCTGTTTAGTACATCGCATCCTACAATAGCAGGTACTTTTTCGAACAGATTAAGCACTGCAGCGGATCTTAACGAAACGTCATTGGAGCAGTCTGTTATAGACATCGCTGCGATGACTGACGAGCGAGGACTTAAAATTGCGGCAAGACCGACGAAATTAATAATTCCGTCAAATTCGCAATTTATTGCTGAAAGATTATTTAAATCTCAAGGCAGAGTGGGAACAGCTGATAACGATATCAATGCACTCGTAAGTATGGGAGCAATCCCTCAAGGTTATAGAGTTAATAACTTTTTAACTGATACTGACGCGTTCTATATCATTACAGACGTACCGAATGGTATGAAAATGTTCAATCGTGCACCATTGACAACTGCAATGGAAGGCGACTTCGATACTGGCAACGTTAGATACAAAGCTAGAGAAAGATACTCATTTGGAGTATCCGACCCTAGAGGTATCTTTAGTTCACCAGGAGCGTAAAGAAAACATTAGAAGTGAGGCCGCCTTAAAACGGCCTCATTTCGCTTATAAAGATAGAGAAATATATGAAAAACTTTCGAGTCAAAATTTATCACGACGGCTATTTTGCCGATTTTAATCTCCTAGCAGAAGACACTAAGGAAAGTGTTGAGAAATCAATCCTTGACAAACTAGGAAAAAATGATGTAAAGTTCGAATCTGATGGATTTACCCGTGGTAAATGGATAACCTATGAGGAGGTTATAAATGACGGAAGACCTGTACAACATGAAAAAGTCCTTGGAACTCGCGTGGCAACACGAGCATCTGAAGTCAGGGAAGCATAACATTCGTATGATCGAGATAAATAAACAGATCCAGGATGTTATAAAGCAGATCATTGCTCGAGAATTTGAAGAAGACACGCGTCTTACTAAAATAAACGCATCCAAGCCTGAAGTTTCGATAGCCACTTAAGCGCTATCAAAAATCAATTTTTTCCCTAAGGATACCTTGCACTCTTTTCAAAAAAGGGTTATAGATTAGCTACTATACAATTTTAAAAGAACGTAGACGAGTATAGTCGACGGCCTAGAGACTACGTTCGTCAAAACTAGGAGGATAATATGGGCACAACAACCTTTTCGGGTCCAATAAAAGCGGGCACGATTTCAAATACAACTGGAACCACTGTTGGTACTGACATGAAAAATGTTGGTCAAGTGGTGATGGGTCAATCAGCAAGCTTTGATTATGGAGATACTTCAGCGACAAGCACAAGTATTATAATCCCTGCTAATTCTCAAATCGTATCAATTGATGTGAATGTTCAAGTAGCATTTAACGGATCAGGTACTAATTTGATAGATATAGGGGTCGTGGGAAATCCCGATTTATATATTGATGGATTATCAGTAGCAGCTATTGGAAAAATTGCACAAGCTACCACAGCTTTAACTGCTAATTGGAAAGACATTGGAACATCTGATGTTAGAATACAATTACAAGTAACTGATGGCGGTGGAGATGCAAGTGCAGGTACTGCAACGTTTACAGTTAATTATTTACAAAATAATAACTTAAGCTAATAATTAATGTGAGCTCCTTCGGGAGCTCACAATTAGGAGATAAAATATGAGTACATATCCAGTAGATATAAAATCTACACAAGCAACTAGTACAGGTTCGACGACTATTTTTAATGGTCCATGTAGAGTGCTTGGAGTTTATTATTTAAGTGATGTTGCTGCAGGAGGCACTATCGAAATTTTAGATAATGCTACAAGTGTGTGTAAATTTGCAGTTCCCGATGGAACCAGTGAAAATGAACAACCTTATTATATAGAGTTTCCAGGAACAGGGTTGCGTTGTACAACTAGCGCGAAAGCAACGTTAACTACTATTACAGACGCAACGTTCTTTTACGGTTAGGAGGTAATTCATGCCTAACACAACTTCAGACAGTTACACGTTTGGGAAAACATTTACTATTGCTGATATTGTTGAAGAAGCTTTTGAACGTGTAGGTTTCCCTAACGTTTCAGGTTATCAATTAAAAGCGGCAAGACGATCACTCAATATTCTTTTTCAAGAATGGGGTAATCGAGGATTACATTATTGGGAAGTAGGGACTTTAAATCTTACTTTGACCCAAGGAGAGAAAGAATTTAATTTTTATAGATATCCTTCGGATATGCCAACGACTGGCGCAACAGCTTTACAAAAATCTAACGGACTTAATACCACTCTAGATGGAGCTATTGCTACCACT